CATAATAAAGTCGCTGGTTAATTATATAAACTATTTATAAAGGTTTTAAAGTTCTGATTATTCATCAGTATCAGTTTCAGGATTGTAACTTTTAGAATCTTCAAAGAAATCTATGTTAGTTGTAAATCCAAAATCATCATCAGCGTCTGCTGTTGTTGGGTTGGGTGTTGTTGTAACTCTTTCTGTTCTCGCCTTATTTGTTGTGTCTGTATCATCATATAAATCAATTTTAACTTCTTTAATAGTTTTACTTGTATTATCAGGACCAAATAAGTATGCCTTAGCAGTAAAATTCATAGTATAAATAACCGCTCTTCTTTTATTATATGCACCATCATAAGTATCTTCATAAGATACACTATTTAATACAATAGGTACATCTCTCTTAATATCTAATTCAGGTATTGCATTTACTGTTACAGTATAATCTGGTTGAAAAAATGGTAGTATTTGTTCTACTATTTGAAGACCAGCTTCTGCACTTGCTGTAAATGAGTATAAAGAAAAACTTAAATTATAAGGAACAGGGGTATAATTAAAATTCATCACTTTACCATCTATATTAGATTTAACAGTTTTATATTTTTGTACTCTAGTTAATTTTCTAGAACCATCATATGATAAACCAGTAATCTCGAAAGATAACTTAGGTAGTGTAACTGCAAATTCTCTGCTAGATAAATTAGGTTGTTGTTCTAATCTTGTTAAAAACTTTTCTTTAGGGGCATATGCTAAAGGCACTTTAATAGATTGTAGTACTTTCCCAGTAGAATCCCTTCTTTTGATTTGAATGTTATTAAAGATTTGACCAAATGCAATAGTCATTCTTCTCATTGTCTGATTGTAAAAATAATCTCCTATCATTTAAAAATCTACCTCACCAAATGGGTTGCGTTCTGTAAAGTCTAATATATCATCACCCACACTTGCTGTATCAAATCCTGCCTCACTATCTAAATCTATATTATCAGCATAAGGCGATTGTGTTTGTACTGCATAAGTTTCCATTAAGAAGTAATTAGCGTCACCACTTGCTCTATCATTTTCGAGTAGTACTGCACCATCTTCATTTTCTAAACTCATTTGATGTGCTAACATATCAAGTGAATATTTATCTTCAGCAGCGTCAATATCTGCAACGCCAGTATCAAGTCTTTCAGATGAATACTCGAATCTAGTTACTTGTAATTTGTAAACAGGTAAGTTGCCTAATTGAAAGAATGGTTCTTGGTCTTCAATAAATTGTACTTCAAAGAAACTATTCATTAAAGGCATATAAATTATATCGCCTTCATTAGGTCTATCAGAAACTATTTGTGTAGAAGGGTCTCCGACTAAATCTTCCCACCTTCTTTTCGATACAGTAAATGTTGTATCTTCTCTAATCTCTAAACCAAACTTACTTATTAATTCTTGTTCGCCAGCAAATCCTTCAGTAGAATCCATATACATTTCACAAAGATAAGCTGCATTAAATTTACTTGCAACATCTTCGCCAAGTATAAGGTCTTTGTTTACTAGTGTTCTTGGTAGGTAATATACATCATGACCATAAATTTTTAAACCTTCAATAATTAGGTTTTCAAAAAGTTTTTTTTCTGATGATGAACCTATGCCGTTTCCACCTTGGAAGTAATGATTAGTTGGCATAGTATTATCCTACTGTAAAGTGAGGCGGTTCCTCGTAGTTACTTCTAACTTCATCTTCTAATTTAAGTATCGCTGTTTCTGCCTGATTCATGATTTCAATACCATTAAGTGATACTCCACCAATCATAGTTACTCCAGCAAATTTACTTAAATTTTGTCCCCATTGCAATTTAAATTTTTGGGTAACATATCGTTTAACCCATATGTCATTATAAACATCTGTATATGTAGCAGGGTCTAGTTTACGATAACAATCAATGATTAAATATTCATCTACTGTTAAATCGTTTGACCAATCCATATCAACATATAATCTATTGTCTAGTTGATTATATCTAATAGGTTTTTCACCTACTAATATATGGTCTAAGAAATCTAAGTGTCTTAATACAACATCATAGTTGACTACTGATGTTGATGAGAAATCATACAAGTCATTTAATCTCAATTGATATCTAACATCAAATAAGTTTAAGTTACCTTTATCTGAAAAAGGAAATATGTTTGTAACAGCAATAACACTATCCGGAACAACGATATAATTATCTTGTTCAAAATGTGTTGATGATACACCAGATTCTTCTAAGTCAGTAGAAGATTCAGTACTTCTTGTTTTATCAGAAAGTCTTGCTTTATCAGCAGTAGTAAGTTTGTATTTTAAATATGTTCTACGAATACCATCTGAATGATACTGTGCAAAATATTGCATAGCCTCATCTAGTCTATCTTCTAGTTGGTCATCATCAACATTAATATCTAATACAGGTTTACCTAACGCTCTTAAAGCATATTGTTTTAAATTTTCTCTACTATTTGGGTTTGCCATATCTTAATTCCTCTATACTATTTATACACTATAATAAGGCAATTTATAGTTAGTGCCACCTATGTTTATCGTAATAAACCCTACAGGTATGTCTAATCTTTCTGAGTTTAATGCCATAGAACCCAAATTAGATGTTATAGATGTTGAACCTGAAGTTACAGTACCTACATCTATATTTGCTGAACCATTAAATGATACACCATTTATATTTCTAGCAGTTGCTAATGTTGTAGCTGTATCTGCATTTCCTGTTACGGCACCTGTAATATTTCCTTCTAAGTTTGCAACCAGTGTTCCTACAGCATAACCTGTACCACTAACATTAACTGTTGTGTTTGGTTCAGCCTGATTATCTTTAAATAATTTAAATTTACCTGAATCGCTGGCGTCTCTAAACAATCCAGCATATAAATCTTGTGAACCACTTGTATCATATAATCCATAAAATCCTATATCAACAGCGTCAGCTGCATTATTATTTGTCGCCATACTTAATAATGGGTCTGCAACATTAATTGTTGTTGATGATACTTCTGTTGTTGTACCACTTACAGTTAAATTACCTGCAATAGTAACATCATTTGGTAACCCTACTGTCATTGTATCGCCACTTAATGATACTTCTACTTCATTAGTTGTACCTTGTACTTGCAAAGTTTCACCTAATGAAATTGTTGTTGATGTAGATGATGTATCTACAAGAGTAAATCCTGAATTTGATAATTTATCATTACCAATTGAACCTGATAATTTTGCAGCTACAATAGAACCTGCTAATTGAGCATTAGTAATTGTACCTGTTAATGATGATGTTGGATAACTAGTGGCGTCTGATAAATCAAAAGCAGGAGTTGTATCAGAAGCACCAAGTGCTACTGAAATTCCACCAAAGTTTACAGATGAATTTGCTAATTTAGCATTTGTAATTGAACCTGTAAGTTGTGTATTTGTTATACCACCTGATTTGACTGTAACTGCACCACTTGATACAGCGAAGTCATCACTACTAAATGAAGCAACACCTTTATTAGATGTACTAGCGTCTTCACCTGAAATAGTTAAAGTTTTTTGTGATATAGAAGTATCAATACCTGCACCAGCAGTTATTGTTAATGTGTCTGTAATTCCTATTGCTGATGAAGTTGAAGATTCATCTGCGATATTAAATTTTAAATCTTGTGCATTTATTTTCTTTTCAGTACCATTATCAGATACTAAAAGTTTATCTGTAGGTACTAATGTAATACCTGCACCGTCTGTCGCACCATCTATGTTTAATACAGTTTCAACAGAGCCAAATTCTACTGCCGAACCACCAGAATTAACTTTTAATACTTGACCAGCGGACCCAATAGATAATGCGGCACCCAAACCACCATGGGTTAGTGCTATAAAATCTCCTGATTGAAACTCAGCAAGTCCTGTTGCTGTTCCACTATCAAAAACTCCTCGTATAGGTGTTTTAACTGCCATATTTATTCTCTCTCGTTCTTACTATTTATCTAAAATTGAAATAGAGTTACATCAGCATTAGCTATATCACTTCCATTTGCTAATGTAAATGTGTGTGAATCCCCAAACGCCGTTCTATTATCAATTGTAGAATTAAATTCAAAATTTTTATTAATGGTATTAAGACCACCAGCTGCTGTAAAGAATGGTACTTTTCTGATTACTTGTCCTGCCGGACCTGTACCTTGTACTGCAAGTCTATTTCCGTCTTCATCTTTAGATTCGGTAGGTAATGTTACACCTGTTGCCGATACTGATACTTGACCAGTTCCGTCAGATGATATTAATGCACCACCCAAGTTAATTGTGTCTCCTGCAAGAAATAAATCTTTCCATCTTTTGGCAACACTTCCTAAACTTCTTGTACCATTACCATCAGGTATTATATCTTCAGCGACAGAACTTAAATCTGCTGTCATTTCAACAACAGTTGAACCATCTCTTACATAAATTTTCTTATCAGCAATATTAACAGCAATTTCGCCGTCTACTAACTCTGAAGTATTAGGTACATCACCAAGAGTTTCAAATCTTTTTATCTTAATTGCAACAGGCATTATACAGTACCTCCGTCTAATTCATTTGTAAATTCAAATTTACCAGAAGTTGAATTATATTGCATAATAGAATCATTTGCTAAATCAGTATCATCAACATCTGTTAAGTCTGCTAATGCACCTACACCACCTGTAATAAATTGTAATTTGCCTGTTGAAGCATTATATGATAATACTTTACCATCACCTATTGCACCTGTGTCGATATCATCTAGTTTTAATAGATTGACTTCACCACCGCCACCAATAGATGACATTTGTTTAATAACCATTTCTTTAAAGTGTCTAAATTCTTCTTTAATTTTATTTAATTCAGATTTTTCTTCTGTAATTATAGGTGGCGCCATATGACCAGGACTATCTTTTGTAAATTTAGTCATAGCGTCTGCAAGTAATTGAGTACTTGATTTTTCTTCTTTTTCTGATATAACTACTTCAACTTTATCTTCTGGAGTAGGTATATTAATTTGTTCTTCTAATGCATTTTCAAAAGTAGAAAGTCTGTTAAAGAAACTTTCTAATTCTAAATTCATTTTTGTTTGTTCTGGTTTTGCTGGAGTTACAGAATCCATTATAGTTTTAGGTGCAAGATTTCTTTTAGTATTTGCTAGTGTACCAAAAAAGTCTGATAGGTCATTTAATTCGACCTTAACTTGTGGTTCTAATCTTTGCTCTCTTGCATGTATTCGTGCCTGTTCTTCAGATACTTTATTTTTTTCTACTGCAACAGATTTAAAAAATTCTTGTAAATCATTCATTATAACTTGGTTACCTCTGGATTTACAGTAATAACACCATAGTGTACTTTTTCTACTGTTGAGTCTGCCAATATTAATTCTACATCATAAACATATCTACCAGCTTCTATCTGGGTTGTAGTAGGTTCTGACAATAATAATTTGTATATACCACTTGCAGCTGTAACTACACTCGCTGTAAATGTTGCTGTAACACTAGATGAATCAAAACCTTTTCTCATCTGTGATACTAAAACTAAACCTGTTATATCATAAGCAGTAGTACCATCTGTAGTAATAGTAAAGTTTTTACTAAAGGTTGCCCCTTGGTCTATACTAAAATTTTCTGCTGTTTTTTGTGTAACCGCCATTAGATATCACTCCTATAAGTCCTTAATCTATTAATATAATTATTTGAAAAATCTGCTGTTGAAGTCCATTGTAAAGTTTTTTCTATAAGTATATATCCATCACCTGGTTTAGGCGGAATAAATGCATTCCTCAAAGAATCATATGTATAACCAATTTCAGCCATATTATATCTAAATGGAGTACCACCTAAGTTATGTTTATTTGCCCAAGTGTTAAATGAACATTGTACCCATGTAGTATCACTACCAAAAATACTTTGTAAGTAATCTATACCGTTTTGTTCTACTTCAATAGATTTTTCAGTATCACTATCATCAGCGTCTAAATAAACACTTGCTGTAACAGTATTATCTAGAAAGACAATATCTTCTACTATTTTGGTTGTTCCTATTTTTGCAAAATGTGCCATTATGATACCTGAAATTTACTTGATTGGTTCCAAATTAAAATTGTATAATCTCCATCAGTTTTTACTTCTGAACAAAGATTTCCACCTACTACATTATTATACTCTGTTGTCAGCATTTTTATTGCACAAGTTCCTGGTTTATTTACATTATCACCATATCTAACTTCTTCACCTGTTAGATTATCTATAAGTAGTGTTTCTTCACCACCCTTTGCAGTAATTGTATCATCATGCCAAAGACTATCTTTTAAATATTCAAAACCATAATCAGATGTAATTTGAGATTTTGTGTTATCACTTGCACTCCATGTAATTGTTGATTTACAACCTTTTATATTACCTGCACCTATCATAATTTTTACAATAGTTTTACATTTAATTCTAGCAAAATTCTTAATTACTTGTCCACCGTGATTTGTATTACCACCACCTACAAGTATAAATTCACAATAAACATGGTCTTTACCACCAGTAATTGTTCCTTCGTTATGTGTTATTCTTGCTGGCATTATCCTTGTGTTCCATTTATTGTACCTGTATTAGATACTGTATAGTTTACTGAACCAGGAGATGTAATTGAATTACCACCTGCACCACCAGCCCCACCGGTTGTAGGACTATCCGTACCAGCTGTACCAGCTGCACCTGCAGCCCCACCTGCACCACCGGCTGCACCACCTGGTGAAGAACCAGAAGCACCACTGGCAGCGTTTACAACATTTGATGAATCAAATCCATATCCAGTTCCACCTGCACCACCGGCACCACCTGGTGTAGTAGTTGTAGTAGTGTAAGAACCGGAACCAAAATTATATCTTTTAGTATGACCAGCAGCTGGGTTACCATCACCTAATGGGTTCCCTCTACTTATTGTTCCTGTGCCTGTTGGACTTGATTGACTCAAACCTGTAGTGTTTGGACCACCAGCAGGACCATAATTAGTACCATCATAGAAAGCGCCTGGTGATTGGTTAGCACCTTGTCCACCCCAATTCTGATTCCAACCTCGACCACTTGGAGGACTTCCTGTATAACTTCCACCACCAAAGTTTGTTGTGCTTGTTGAACTAGCGGATGCGCCTATTCCGCCTCCGCCTCCACCACCTCCGCCTCCAGAGATAGTTCCTGAATTATTTATTGAAACACCGGCTACTAGAACTGAGATTGCACCTCCAGCTGCACCACCGGCACCTGAACTTGCACTACCAGCAGCACCTCTTGAACCAATAATGTTTCCTGCATTTTGAATATCAAGTGTTCCTGCCATGTTTGCTGGAACAGTTAAGGCAACATTGTTACCTACGATTTGAATTGGTGAAGCGATTGTTACTATTTTTGCAACAGCATTTGTCCATGTGTCTGGACTTGCAAATAAGGGTGCAACATCAACATTAGTTCCTGCACTAGCAGCTGCAGCTACAGCATTACCTGCACCATAGAAATCGCCTATGTCTATTGCACCAGAAGCTGGTATATTACTATTTGTGTCAACATCATTAACATTGGCACCGCCCTTATAATATTCTGATAGAGAATCTGACCCACCGGCGTCATCACCGAACTCGGTTACAATTTCTGATATTGCTAGGGTAGCTGGACTACTTTTTATCGGCATGTTGAAGTTTCTCTATTTTTGCATTTAATTCTTTAATTGCTTCAATAAGTACCCCAACCATGTTGCCGTATGCAACAGACTTGATTTTCTTTTCGTCCTTAGTTTCTCTTACCACCTCAGGAAGAAATGGTTCTACTTCTTGAGCAATTACACCTGTTTGTCTACTACCAGCAAAGTCTTTTCTTTTAAAGAAAACACCTCTCATTCCTTGTACTCTATCTAAAGCGTTATCAATAGTATCTATTTCTTCTTTAAGCATTACATCTGAGAAAGCAGTTACATCATTGTTAAATGTAGCCGCACCTGCAGCTGACATATCAACAGTAAGAGCAGTTATTGTTGAACCACCATCATTACCTTTTAGTATAAAGTCTTTATCAGATACAGCAGTTTGAATAACCATATCTGTTGATGAGTTTGTAATACGACCAAATTCTGTACCAGCGTCTTTAAATATAACATCTGCGCCGTCAGCGTCTAATGTAATATCACCTGCACAATCTAAAGTAATTGCTGAACCTACGATTCCATTACCTTGAATATTTAAATCTGCTGTTAGAGCTGTCCCTAAGTCTGCAATTTGAAATACTCCATATGTAACAACAATAACTATATCATCAGTACTTGCACCACTACCTAATACAACACTTGTGCCGTTTGTAGCAGTAAAATCAGCAGCTTTTAATTTTAGCCCTTGTTTAAATACATCTATTTTACCAACACTATATGATAATGCTGTACTTGTATCATCAGTAGCAAATGTTGTTTGACCAGATGTTGCTGTAAAAACAAATTCTGTTCTAGTTGCGCCCTTTGATAAATCTCTACTTCTACTCATTTTTTATCCTCTATAAAATCGTGTAATTTAAAACCATTGTGGAATCATTTGCCAATGTGCCGCCTGATTTATTTGTAATACTTACTTTAAATGAACCAGCAGCTACTGTATGTATCTCAACATGACATTTAAGACTAGATACCCCATAAACAGCAGAAGTTGCTAAACATTTATCTGATGTTACTACAAAGTCTGCCAATACAGCGTCATCTACTAAAGTACCATCTAAAGTTAATGTATGACTTATATTATAATTATTACTTGTAAGAGCACCAGCACTTGTGGCTTCATCAGAAGCTGCAGCTGTTTTTGTTAAAAGTATTCCTGAACTAGCAGCTGCCATAAACTTGTCTGCTGTAAATACAAAATCATCTGCACCAGCAATCTTAATATCTATTTGGTCATCTGTGTCAGCAGTAATACTTGTATCGCCATCAGCGTCAAGTACAAATTCTGAACCGTTAGCGTCTAATGTTGATATAACATTTACTGCAAATGCTTGTATTGTTAAAATATCACTAACTAATGCACCACTAGATAATACAACACTTGTGCCATTTGAAGCAGTTATATCTGATTCATCTAATAATACACCATTTAAAAATACTAATCTTTTACCATTAGAATATGCCAATGTATTTCCATTACCATCAGCACCACTAAATGATGTTTGTCCTGATGTAGCAGTATAAACAAAAGTTGTATATGATGTACCATCAAAACTATAAGTTACAGTACCACTTGAAATAGCAGATGTTACGCCTGTACCACCAGCAAATTTTAATGTTTCACTACCTAGTGTAAAAGTTTCAGTAGTTGAAGATGTATCTGATATTGTTAAATCTGATGAAGCAGCTGCTGTTGTAACACCTGTAATTCTTCCTTGAGCGTCTACCGTTATGACAGGTATTGCACTACCAGAACCATATGAAGCTGCCGTAACAGATGTGTTTGCAAGTTTAGCTGCTGTAACTTGGTCATCACCAATATGGTCTGTATCAATAGAACCATCAGTATAATGTTCTGAATTAACAGCATTATCTGCTAGTTTTGTTCCGTCAATGGCGTCAGCAGCTATTTCAGCTCTTATTATACCACCATCTTTAATCGTAACTGCACCACTTGATACTGCAAAGTTATCACTATGAAAACTTGCGATACCTTTAGCAGATGTTGAAGCGTCAGAAGCTGATAATGTAATAACATCACCTGATATAGCAGAAGCGATACCAGTTCCACCAGATATTTTTAAACTATCTGTTGCAAGTGTAATATCTACCGAAGTTGAAGAATCATCAACCAATGTAATACTAGTTGCATTATACCTTGTTCTAAAGGTTTCTAATGTATCTGTTGTTCCGACTGGTGTAAATGACATTATGCTCTCTCTTTAATTAGTTTTTTAATTTCAAATAATTCTTTCTTTAGACTATTTATCTCTTTTATAGCGTCAGTTAGAGAATCTCTTTGAGTTTCTCTTGCTTTTGCTCTATGCATATATTCTTGATAGTCTGCCCTATTAGTATTTATAACAGCTTTAGATATATTATCTCTAACTAAACTAACATGACCTTCTACTTTTAATCTTGACATTATAATGCTAATGCAACCCCTCTCATATCTTTAATTCTTGGTGGGTAAGCAGAGTTTGTTCCTTTCATAACTATTTTAATTTGAAAGGCGTCAAATCCTGTTAAAGCACTTGCCGTATATTTGTATTCACTAAATGTAAAGTAATTTGAAGCAGGTGTTACAGTTGTATCTTCTTCACCAGCCGTATTGAATGGTGTCCAAGATATATCTCTTACATTTCTAACTTCAGCAGATGTTGTTGTTCTGTAATATAATTCTACTTCAGAAGTTGACCGTACATTTGCTGATAATCTAATATCTATAGCAGTTGATGTATTATCTAATACGATTGGTCTTGTTACATATACAGCATCCGAAGTTGTACCTTCATTTGTTGTATCATCTTTAAAGTCTGGATGATTACTTGATGTATGACTATTTAATCTGTTACTTATACATACTGCACTCATTCTCTGAGTATCTATAACTGGTGATAAGTTTGCATTATCTGATGATAAAGTACACTTAATTAATATTGACTTACTACCAGACATTTCATTTGTTTCATTTATATCACTTGCAATCATTTTAGGTGATGTAAAGTATATATTATCGTTTGCAATTATTGACACAGAATTATCTTCACTTGTTTTACTAAATGATGATTCTGTACCATTAACAGAAGTACCTGATGTAGGTCTAACAGTATATGTTAATCCTGTTCCAGGAACAGTCATTGTTTGTAATGCAACATGTAAACCGTCATAAGCTTTATTTTGTGAAGCAACAACACTTGCACCACCAGCGTCGCCAGTAGTTGTAGCACTTGTACTATCAGTTGTTGTAATATCATAACTATCTAAAGTTATATTTGATATTGATGTATGAGTTGCATTTATAGTTGCAGCCGGTATACCATTACTTGCATTTGCACCACTAATTGTTACATTGTTTGTAGTAGTATGCATACCGTGATTTTTATGGAACACTCTAAATGTTTGTGAACCACTTGTTGTTCTAATTGGGTTTGTATTTAATGTTCTTGAAGATACACTATCGTTTGCAAGTGTAACTGTTGAAGTTAAACCTGTTGTAAACGCAGCCTTCTTCACAGTAAATTTTAAATCTTCGTTTTGGTCAGCACTATAAGTTGAACCGTTTTGAGATTTAAATAAAACACCAGCATATGGTTGTCTTGATACTTTTCTTGTACCGTCTAGAGTTTTTTCACCCATTCTACTTCCATAAACTTGATAAGTATTACACATTGCTATTACTACAAAACAATATTCTTTATTTTCTTCCAAGTAAACTGGAGAATCAAAAGTAAATGTTGTAGCAGTTGTGCCATCATTACTTGTATTAACTGATGTTGGATTTAATGTCTTAGTACTAAATGGTACAATTCTTGGTGCTGGATAACCATTTACCATTTCTTGTATTTGTACTGTTACTGGTACTGTATTATCTTTTAATCCAAAGAATAAATCTAATGAAGTTAAGAATATACCACCAGAATCATCTACTAAGAATGATTGTGCAAGTGGGTCAACCCAACCTATAAATCTTCTTGTTTCTCTTGTTGATGTTCTTGTAATTTGTCTATCATCTACAGTACTATCTCTAACAATATTAAATTCTCTTGTTGAACTTTCACTATCTAAAATACCTCTAGCAGTGTAATCGCCTTCACCAGCTGTTTCTACATCTTCTAATGTTCTACTATCTGTTGATGATGATGTTAATCTAAATACTCTACGACCTGCTCTCCATCTTGGATTTGCATCCACAGTTGGGTCAGGTAATAAAAATGTTC